AGAGAGTCAAGTGGCCACCTCCGCCCTCTCGCGATATGGCGGCATTCGCGATGGGCTGGCTTTTAGGCTGGCCACTTCTCGTCTTCGCTTACAACCCTCTCTCCGCACCTTATGACCCGCTTACGCTTTTACTCGTCGTTCCGGGCGGTGCGATTTGGCTTTACCTATTCATTTATTTTTACGCTTACTTCTACGAAAAGTTTTTCGCGTGGGCCGAGGCGCGCTGGCGGGTGGCAAAGACGATAAGGGAAATCTTGGAAGTAATTCCTGAGTTGATCATGTACGTACTCTGCTTCCTTCCCTAGGCCCCACCGTCTTTCCCAATCGCTTTTGCGGAGTGATCACGGGAAGCGCACCAACTAGCACGCTCACGTTCACCGGTTGGAATGAATCGAGAAAATTCAGCCGTCATCGGGACTAGCTTATCATCACGCACATCGCCAACGCAGGCTAAGGAAACGGCCATTGCGACAACGGCTCGCCGTTAAAGATACTCGGTCCACCTGTTGACTGCTCCTGAGTATCGGCCGGTTTCGGACTCCAGGGATTGATGCCGGCTATAGCGGAGCTTACCCCACGGCTCACCGCCAAATTCGCGGGGCCGCGCCAAAACCCGCTAGCGCCACCAGGAGTCAAGGGAGCCCGCAAGGATAAGGCCTTCAGTGCACCTATAGCAGCAAGTTCATGGCCCATTCTCTGTCGAAAGGCCTCCTCTTCGGTCGAAGGCGTAATGGTCGCATCGATTGATCCCTGTACCGCTTGCTCCATTCCATTCGTGGCCTCTTTGAACATCCTGATTAGGCCATAGGGGTGCGGATGATCCCACGCTGCCTGGAGACGATCGGAGAATGAACGCACTGGCTGTGCGGCGAGATCAGCACCCAATGGCGGCTGGGCCAGGTTCGATTGATCGCCGGGTAGATCGGAAGGAGCGATCGCGCCTTGCGGCCAAATTCCAATGGGCGCCCGCGAAATTTGCCTGAAGTCTGGATTCTGCGGCACCGATGGTGCTAGTCCATTACTTCCTAGCTGATACCCATTCTGTTCCGCTTGCAGCGCGAGGAGCCTGCCGAACAAGCCGCCTTGCGGGCTGTCATAGGTGCCAGGATTGAATTCAAGGGCGCCGTTCGAAGACGCCCCGGAATCAGCACCTAGTTGAATCTGGTCAGGCTGCACGATCGCCTGCAGCCTTCCGAGCAAACCGCCCGCTCTCTCCCCGCCAAAGGTTTGCGGATCGAATTCCTCCGCGTCGCGAAAATTCAAGACGGGCATCGGCTCAAATCCTTGTCCATGATGACGTGCTTTTGTTCAAAGCCGTCGAGCACATAGAGCCAGCCCTTACGGCCAAAGATGCGCATTCGCGCGCAGCCTTCGGCTTTCGCGTAAGCCTCGATCTGCTCGATCAACGGAAGCCATCGCTTCATGTCGGCGCCGCCGCACAGCGTGATGATGCAGACCTTGCCGATCTCGGAGTTGATCAGGATAGTCGCCGCGGCGGACTCGACCGTCCGTCCATTCCACGCCATCCACAACAGGCTTCGGCCGGAAAGAATGTCGGCCTCGATATCCGAAAACGCGTTCAATTTGGTTCGGAGGCAGGCGGCTTTCAGCAAAGGGCTCGCAAGCGGCCAGACTTCGCGAACCCTTTTGGGATCGACGCAAACAAGCTCAACCGATGAGGGCATAGAGGAAGGTTCGCCCGGTGGTGACTGAGCTGGCGTGGGTGATCGTGAACGAGCCGTTGGCCACAGCCGAGACGAACATGGTGCCGTTACCGACTTCCGTCGCCGCGTTCGCGGTGATCGGCGTGAGCAGCGGAACCGATCCGGCCGCGCAATTCTTATCCGTCACGACGGTGGTTGCCGCACTCACGGCCAGCGTCACCGTTCCGACCGCGTTCGATCGCCCCGCCGCGAGCTGTTGAACGGCGAGAATGATCTTCTTCAGATCGGTCTCGGTAATCCCGGGAACGTAAGCTGTCATAGCCGCCATGTCTCCGGTTTTTCGGGATCGTAGTCCGGCGGCAACCAGCCGTTGTCGACGTACCGCTTGATGTTGGCGCGATGAATCGGGTTGAGGCGTGTGAACGCGGAATAGGCAGGAAATCCGTTGGTGGCGTTGATCCTGCGACGAATATGCGGATTGGTCCAAAACCACATTTCTTGGGTCGCATTGTTGAACGTCGCCCATTCGACGTCCTCGAGATAAGAGAGAACGCCGATGCAGGTGGCAGGGCCATACGGCGTCATGACATGAAAGGGCTCGATCGGCGTCATCGAATATTTCCCTTCACAGCGTGCCGCCGGTCGTGAAATCGGGAACGACGCCGGCGGCGAAGGTCCAGGTCGTCGCCGCCGGAATCCGCAACCTAAAGCGCGAATAGCGGGTGTCTCGCCTGACGTCGCAGCGCCCGGTTCTCGCGTTCACCGGCACTTCCGTTCCCACGGTCGCGGTCGAAGATGGCGTGTCGCGATAGGAGACCGAGCCGAACAGCGCGGGCGCGTCCGTGATGGGGCGAAAACCTCGGATCGTGATGCGGTTTTCGTCGGTGCCCTGCTCGGCGCTTTCAAGCGTCGCTTCCAGATTCGCTCCACGGAAGAACCCGAGCACATGCGCGCTTGAGAACTGCGCGATTTCCGGCTGCACCGCGGTCGCGTAAGCATCGAGGCTGAGCGTCATGGCATCGATCGAGCCGGCAACTGTGCCGCCGGAAACATACGCGTTCGCAAAGGATGAGCCGACGAGATCGAAATGCGTGCCGTCGACAACCGTGATCCTCCAATTCTCGGCGTTCGCCTCGACCGTCCCGGCAACCCCGCCGACGGAGACGAGTTGTCCCGTCGTCAATGTCCCCGTGGAGGCAACGGCAATGCGGATCAAGCCAGAACCATTATTGGTCGCCCCCGTAATCGCGATCGTGCCGGGCGCGAGTGTATCGAGATTTTCCAACGTCAATCCGGTTTGCGACATGCCGAGCAGAAATTCCCCGGCAACGGCGACCGGAAAAAAGCGATCGAGCAAGAAATCATAGCCGAGCAATTTGTCGAAAGTGCCGGTCGCGCCGGAATTGGATTTGTAAGCCCAATAGACCCGCGTGCTTCGCGGATCGGCTGCGCCCATGAACAATTGCAGATTGCCGTTGTCGAGGTCGGCTAAGAATGTACGATCGACCTTCTCGCGGCCGATCTGCACCGGCACATCGCCGGGTTCGATCTTGTGAAAGCCTTGGCCGGCGTAAAAGAAGATTCGCTCGCCCGCGCGAATGATCGAATAAGGCGCGTAGAGCCCCTTGTCTTGCGTGATGCGGTCGATCTGAAAGATGATCGGCGATCCCGGCACGTAGGACATTCGCCGGATCGCCTGGTCCTGAAAGATGATCCCGGCCTCGCCGCCGGCGACACCGCGAACAATGCCGCCATCGGGAAAATCCTGGAAGTCCGAGGAATTGACTCCGCTGCTCCAGCTTGTGGCCGCGTTAAAGCTGTTCAGCCCCGACCACTGGATTCGATAGGGCGTCGAAAGCAAACCGGACAGCACCAGGAAGCGGCCGACCACGCTGATATAGGCCGCTTGCGGCGGCGAACCCAAAGCGTTGCTAAAGGCCGTCGCAGACGACAGGTCGAACACCTGCAGAGCGACGTTCGCCTGCGTCGCGAAAACGAGATTGCCGGTTTGAGCGAATTGCCATTGGGCGCTCGAACTCAACGCGCTATAGCTGCCGCCGCCGAGCGAGACGTCCGCCCATGTGAAATCGGTGTTGTTGAGCCGGTAGAGCTTGGTCGAAGTGCCCGCGAAGGTTACGACCGTTCCGTCCGATTTCAGCGCGTAGAACGCGCCTCGGCAGGCGGAGGGAAGCGCCGTCGTATAGGCCGAAAAGGACGGAAACGGCCCGTAGCCATCGCCGCGCGGAATCACATTCAAGATGTTCTTTGTGGCCTGTCCTTCATAATCGCTGACGTCGGGGCGATAGTCGCCATAGGCAAGAAGCGGCATTATTCACTCTTCCAGGGATCGGGTTGAATGACGGCTGGCGTCCACGTTTCGGCTTGCTCGGGTCTTGCGTTCCACGTGTCGGACGGCATCGTCGTCGGTATCCACGCTTCGCTCAAAATCGCACTGGCCTTCCAGGCATCGGTGTTGAAGGTGCGCGGAAACCATGCTTCGAAATCGCGCGTAAATGTCGAGGGGTAAACGGTGACGATATAGGAGCCGGCGCCGGCCAAGAGCGCCGCGACCAACGTTGCGGAATGGCCGGTCGTCGTATAGCTGCCGGCAGATAACAGCAGATTTGCAGAGAAAGACGCAGCGCCACCGGCGATCGAATAGTTACCCACGCTTGCAGAAAGTGCGGGCATGAACGCCGACGGGCTGCCTGCTACCGAAGATCCGCCTGCTGCGGCGGACAGCCTTGCTGCGAATGTCGTCCCATTACCAGCGACCGCGAATGCCGACTCGTCAGAGGCCTGCAGGACCGAGAACAGTGACGCCAGTCCTCCGACCGTAAACGCACCGACCGCGCCGGTCAGTGTGATCGTGATTGGACCGGAAGTCGGGACCGCTTTTCTTCGCGGTCTCCTAAACGGTGACCTTCGGAAAACGGTGGCCATTCAGATCACGGCAATTCGCGCCACGCGATCGTGCCGCTGACAGTCGTCGAGGCAGGAGAGCCTGGCATGTCGAGAACGATTGCTTCACCGGCCTGAATGATCTCGCGATCTTCGGGCGCCGGCAGATATTGCCATGGCGTCAGCACGTTCCATTGATGAGCTTGTAAGGTCTTGGACGTGCCGCTCGTTGTCGCCTGGGTGGTATCGTTGGTTCGCACCGTTGCCGTGGCCGATTTGCTGTCACCAGAGTCCGCCGGACTGATGGTCGGCGCGGATCCACCGGATCCGCTGGTAACAGTCGCCGGCAGCACCTTCAGGCGCAGACGGATTTCAGCCGGCGCCGTAACGCCGCCCGCCGACAGATCGATCTGATGGAGCTCGACGCCATTCGCCGATCCGGCTTTGAGCAAGAACACATCCTGCACCGCGGAGATCGTGACGTTCTCGAAAAACGTTTTGTAAACGCGTTGTCCCATATTTCAATTTCCTCTATCGCCGAAGGAGCGGCCGCGGCCGCCGGTAAATCGGCCAAACGAAAAGTAATACACGCGCCGAACCATTCCCGCCGGCACCGCCATTGTCGCCATTAAATGTCGCGATCCCGCCGGCTCCACCAAGCGCCGTTGGCGTCGGGCCAGACGAATTAATCGCACATAGGATCGACACCGATCCACCGCCGGAGCCCCCACCACCGGCGTCAGCCGCGAGCGAGCCGCTCGTTGACCCACCCTGAGCGCCGGCGGCCGTGACCGACCCCGATCCGGAATAGGTGCCGAGGCAGATAATGATCAGGGTGCCACCGGTACCCGTGCCTCCGGCGCCGGCAATGGCACCACCACCACCGCTCGCTCCCGCGCCGCCCGGATTCCCCGCGCCGCCGCCACACGCCTGGTTTCCGGCAACGGTGTTTCCCGCCGAACCAGGACCGCCATTGGCACCGCCATTCGATGTTCCCGATGATGTATTGCTCGCGCCCCCGGAGGCGGGTCCACCGCTGAATGCAGTACCCGCTGCACCGGTCCCAGTCGCTGGGCCGCCGGACCGATTTGCTCCCGATCCACCACCACCGGTGCCTCCGTTCGACCCCACGGAACCAGGATTTCCCGAGGCAACAGATCCGGATATTCCTACGCCGCCGGCGCCACCGGTGGCAGGCACCTTCGGATTGGATACTCCAGAGGAAAACCCGCCATTCGCGATTAGAATATCGGCGGCCGCGATATTGCTACCGCTCGACGAATGGTTCGCGCCGCGCTGGTCCATCGCGATCTGACCGTTCACGATCAGATTCCCGGTCACAAAAATGACCGTGAAAAGTTTACGGACCGAAGGCGTGAAAACCTGACCGCTGTTGATAGTCAGGTTGCCTTTAACGATGACAAAAGCCGACTCGCTATCCGCCGTCGACGTGAAGAACGTCGATGCCAAAAATGATGACACGGTCTGATTGCCGGTGAACTTCGAATAGCCGTAGTTACCGAGCGCATTGCCGTTAATCGTCAGCGTGCCGCCGGCGATCGGCGATGTATCGGCAAGGGCCGCGAGCGCCTGGCAGGCGTCAAAAATTGTATTGGCTGAAAGGTTCGCCAAAGGTTCGTCCTCAAAGCATTACGTAATCGTCAGAATGCCGTTGGTGAGATCGGTTGCGACCGTAAACGTATTGCCGTTGGTCAACGTGATCGCCGTGCCGTAGTCCCACCACCCGATCAACGGCTTGGTCGGCGACGTAGAGTTATAAAGCACCGCAAATTCAAACGGCCCGATTGAGCCGCCCGCCGCGGTCCATGACGGCTGCGTCCCCGCCGTGAATTTGAAGACGCCCGAGGTCTGCGCGCCCGTCGTGGTCCCGATGGTCGTGCCGCCGGCAGTGTAACCATTGGCGGTCGCAAGATCGGCGGGCGTGTTGTAGATGGTGTTGGTCGCGACCGGCGCCGTGTTGGTCAGGTATATTTTATAAACCTGGACGGTGCCGGTTTTCATATCGTGCAAGGCATTCGCCACGTCCTGCACAAAGCAATTGAATTTATTGAATGATGCCATTTTTCCCTCCTAGAGCGTTTTCGAGCGAAGTGGATACCGGTTCGCGTCAAGAAAACGCGTCAAAACAAAAAAATAGAGCCTCCGTTCCGATTCAATCGGAACGGAAAAGGCTCTAGCGTTTTCAAGCGAAAGCCTCCCCGCACGAGATGCGAAGGGCGCCGGCTCGCGCGAAGAAACGCGTCAAAACAAGAATGTTTTTAAAAAACCTGTCCCGAGACACGAACCGTCATCGGGCCTGCGTTGAACGTCGATGTCAGCCCGAGATTGTTCAAATCGCTCAACGCTGACGCAAGGCCGAGGCCCCAGGTTTGGATGCGGCCGTCTTCCTTGATGTAAGGAGCGGACTCCAACAACGCGCCGTAGAGATAAAGGTCGGGCGCCTGCGTCAGCAGCCAATTGCTGTTGTTCGAAGCCAGCGGCGGAACATTCTGCCGGTAAATCATCTCGATCGTGTAGGCGGCGTCGGGCGTCGGCGCGAGTTCGATCTCATCACCAAACACCGTGAAATAGCGCGGCTGCGCCACCACATCGGACGTACTGAAACGGTATTCATCCATCTGCGTGCCGGATTTGAATTCGAGCGTGGGCTTTCCAGTCACGCTCGACAGACGAACTCGGCGCATCGATTGAAAATCCGTCGGCAGCGCGATGAATTCCGGCTCGTTCGATGTGGTATCGACAACCGCGGTTGCGCGTTGCTCCATTTGTCGAACGAACAATTGCCGGTTGAACTTCGCCTCCGCGAGCTGGATGAAGGTCGGAATCCGCGCGATCAGCGTGGCATCCTGATCCCGCGCGAGATATTCGGTCACCGCTGCCTGCAGCGATGCATAATCAACGATTTGCGTCACGATAACCCCGCTGACCATCCGGCTTGTAGTTTCGGCCTATCGGTTCGTAAGTAAGCCCACTCCGGATCCTCAAGTTTCCTCTGCACGATGAGATCGAATTCGGGCGTGAACATCCGCAAGGTGGTGTTGCCTCTCGCATGTTCCTCGTCCAGCCATTTGACATAGATGACGTTGGGGATGCGCGCGACGTGACGTCCCCAATCGCCGTGCTGCACCTCACGGCGCGCTTGCCTGTTCCACTCCAGGATCGGCCCGACATCCTGGATGTGCTCGATCGCAAGGTCTTGGCCGTTGCGGTCGAGATGGGCGCGGATCGAGACGCCGTCCATCACGACATTTCCGTGACCCACAGCGTTCCCGCCGTCGCGGTGACGAGCCCATTGGTCGCCGCCTTGATAGCGGAGAGGCTCTGGCCCGGATTGACGATGACGTAGTCGATCACATTGGCGGGAAGAAACGCGTCAGCCGTCGTTGCCGTCTGCGCGCCGTCACCGATCCGGTAGCAACAGGCCGAATCCGCCACGAGGCGAAGTTGGTAGGTCTCCGGGCCGAACGAATTTGCAATGCCGACACTGGCGTCGAACGCGACCGCCTGCGTGGTGCCGAGGCGCGAGGCCGGATGTTTGGGAAAGAACGCCATGTTATGCGGCCCTCACGGCAACAGAGAAGTGCATCGGGACCGACGCGCCGGACGTGCCTGATGGCGTCAATACGATCACGTCGTCTTCATTGAGATAGGTCGGCGAAGGAGGCGTCGCCGAGAACAACTGCCCGGCCGCGGAGCCGGATTGCGGCACCGCGAAGCTCGCCAACGTGTTCGCGTTGGCAGATACGGTAACAGTGCCGTCGGTCGTTGTGACGGCGCCGCCGAGAATGCCGGCCGCCTTCAAGAGCCGGCAACGAAAGGGAACGCGAATATAGGCGGCGACGGGAGCCGTGCCGCAGGACGGCGTATAGGCTGTGAGGTCGATGGTGTTGAGCGTATGAACGCTGGGTAGCGACATTTTGGTCTCCGAAAAATGAGGTCATTTCCGGGATGGTCCTCGCGGGCCATCCCAGATGATAGCGAGAGTGCTTACGACGCGGTGTTGTCGAACACGCCGCCGCTCGATTTTTCGTTGCGCGCGACCAGGGCGTATTCCGCGAGAATCTGACGGCGATCGGAGTCGCCGGTTTTGGCGAGCGGAATCGAGATCATGTTTCGGCCGTTGAGGTAGGCCACCGCCCATTTGTCCATTTCCAGAACCAGCACGTCGCGGCTGCGTTGGAAGCGGTTCGCCACCACCTTGAGCTTGCCGAAATCGGACTCGTAAGCATCGACGGAGGCCACGATCTTTTTCGACTTGGCTTCTTCGATCGCGGTGGCACGGCCGGTGAAGGTCGAAAACACCTGCTTGTTGAAGGCGCCGGTGAAGATGGTGTCGGGCTTGCCGCCGTTGCTCCAGATCGAGGACAGCACGCTTTTGAGCCGCGCCTCGGTGAACGCGATCTGGGTGCCGTCGGTACGCGTGCCGGTGCCGTCGATCGGAGACGGATCGGCGGGAGAGCCGGCGGTGCCCTTCGAGGTGTTCGACGCGATCCAGGACAGGATCGAAGCGGTCTGGCGCGGCGTCGTGGTGTTGCCCGCGACCTTGGCCTGGTTGGTGCCGACCAGGATGGTTTCGATGTCGCGCTTGAGCTCGAGCCCCTTGAGCAATTCCTGATACGCAAGCTCGTTGTCGCGGCCGGCGTGCTCGACCGCCTGCTGCGTGCCCGACACCCGCGCGACCTTGTAGGAAATCTGGCAGAGGTTGCCGAGACGAACCGTCGGCGTGGTCGCGTTCGTGGTGGGATCGTCGCCTTCGAGCTGCGCATTCGCCGAGGAAGCCGGCGCGAGCGCCTGGGTCTGCCATTCGTGATTGACGGCGGTCGCTTTTTCTTTTTCCGCTGCGCTCATGAACGGGGTGTCGGTCGGGTCGATGCGATAGATGATATCGCTCAAGTCTTCGCGGTCGCCAACCGCCTGATAGGTGGCGAAGGTGGAAGTGGGTGTAGCCATAGTCGTTTCCTTAAAGGTTGCCTGGCGCCGGCGTCACAGGATGCGCCACGCGCAACCGATGAAGCGCCCTGGCAAGCCAGCGCGTTTTGTGAATGGTTTTGAGAGCGAGAAGACTTCGGGCTCACGATGGCGCGGAAGCATCGCTTCCGGTTCGGCTTCCCAGATGTCTTCGCCGGGCGCCCGCGCTGTCGCGCAGGGTCGGCGTTGGCTTTCGCCAATTAAAAAGCCCGCGACCGATTTTGAAGGCCGCGGGCTTAAATCTTGCGATGGTGAATATATGCCGGTGATTTGCCCGACGTGTCAAGCGAAGCGAACTACACGAAAAATTCTTGGTTCATTCTTCTTCCTGCTCATGACTGGCCGGTGGCCGATTGCAATTTTCTTTGTAGGTCTTCCAAGCTTTAAACGTCGAAAATACGCTTGAGATAAAAATCGCAAACATCAGCCAACCGCCTACCACTTCGCCGTTGGAAAAAACCATCAACGATAGGCAGAGCATCGCGAAGGATCCCGCCACCAATACATTCACATAGTCCTTCTGCACCGACAAAGGCGTCGAAGGACTCAGCGCAAATACTGAGGGTGTGAATCGCCCTGTTATTCCCTCCGTGAATTCCGGCGGAAGCATACGGCTTAAGGCGTCATCGACTTCGTTTTGTAGAAACCACACCCGGGCGAAGGCGGCGATACACAGAATTAAAAGGAT